GTATGATTTTTATAAAAGTCAGCAATATCATCTACAGTATATTGTCCATTTCTGTCATCTTCCAATATTGCATTTGTCTGTTCTGTTATATTGTTAGAATTCAAACGTTTTATGTAATTCTCATAACTCCACATACGATTTGAAAATGGATATTGTTTTATCGCAAAAATAGACGTCGGAAATCTATTTCTATTATTGATGAAAAAACCATTCGTTCCTACCAAACAAACCATTAGAACATTGAGAGCACACCACATATACTGTATAAATAATATGAATATAATATACTGGATACACTTATATTCTCTTTACATACTTTATTATGGAATATAAAGCAAAACCAAGTGTCGATAACACAACACATAAAACAAATACTAGCACTGACGACCTAAACAAAAAAGCCATTTCAGTTATGAAAAATGAAGGAATGAAAGCTGCTGTAAAACATATGTTTACTGACTACGTAACAGGCCGCACATTGACGTATTCTGAAATGAGACACCGATATGGATAAAAACTCATATAAATGCATTTTGTTAAATTCATTTATAATTCTCTAATCCCATTATAAACCATTTTTATTATGTCTGAAACAAGTCAGTCTTCTTTTGATGATGGAGAAATGTACGTTACCAAACGTAATGGGAAACAGGAAATTGTCTCATTTGACAAAATTTTACAACGAATCAAAAAAGTAGGAACCGAAGTCGGAATCAAAATTAATTATACTGCACTAGCTATGAAAGTGATTGACCAACTGTATAATAATATTAGTACACGAGAAATCGACGAACTGACTGCACAACAATGTGGGTCGTTGTCTTCCACTCACCCTGATTACAATGTTCTCGCTGGTCGTATTACAGTATCTAATCACCAACGTAATACCGATTCGTCTTTCAGTAAAGTTATGTCTCAGTTGTACGGGTTTACAGACATTCATGGTAAACCATCTCCACTCATTTCAAAAGAACTGCATCAAAATATTCATTCTTTAGGCGTTAAAAAATTAAATTCTCTATGTGATTACAGTCGTGATTATTTAATCGATTTCTTCGGTTTTAAAACCTTGGAACGTGCATATTTGATGAAAATCAATAAGAAAATCGTTGAACGACCGCAACATATGTGGTTACGTGTCGCAATAGGTATTCACGGTACAAACTGGGATAAAGTCGCTGAAACATATCATTATATGTCTCAGAAATTTTTCACTCATGCTACACCAACATTATTCAATGCAGGAACCCCTAATCCACAGTTGAGCTCGTGTTACCTAATGGCTATGGAAGATGATAGCATTGATGGCATTTTCAACACTTTGAAAGATTGTGCACTCATATCGAAATGGGCTGGTGGCATCGGACTACATATTCATAATGTACGTGCAACAGGTAGTCATATTCGTGGTACAAATGGTACGTCAAATGGTATTGTACCTATGCTAAAAGTTTTCAATAATACTGCAAAGTATGTTGACCAATGTGTCTCACCAGAAACATGGATATATACAACTGATGGGCCTCAACAAATACAAAACGTCGTCGCAAATCGTACAGAAATTTTTAATGAAACTGGTGGAAACGAAGTTATTCAGAATGTATTAGAACATCCGTATGAAGGTGAGATATTGAAAATATCTACAGATTATTCTATTGACCCTTTATCGGTTACAGGAGAACACCCCTTGTATGTACTGCCTAATCCAGATAATCACGTATACAGTACACTTAAAAATAAGATTGATAATAAAACAACGGAAGTATCATATATAGACGCAAAAGATGTATGTGTAGGTGACTACCTTGTCTATAGTATACCAACATATGAACAAGATGTTTCACATATTACTGACGAAGATTGTTCTATGTACGGTATTTTATTAAACTATGGTAATCTTGAGACAAATAAAAAAGAGTACACTATATCCATACCAAACAAAATCAATGACTCGGAGAGCAAAGTAAACTTTTGTAAATCTTACTTTGAAAAGAAATCAGTTATTTGTACTATAAAACCTACGTCAGACATCACTACAGTACACTGGAAACCTACTACTGCGATTCCTTTCCGATATAGTGATATTTATAATAACAAAAATGAAAAATATATTAGTCCGATTTGGATAAATTTACCTTTGGAAAAAATGAGACATATTCTCACTTCTATTTTTAGTACATTCAACTATGAAACCAATGAATCTTTTTATAGGTCGACATCCCGAGTATTCATAGAAGGGTTGCGATATATGATGCTTCGTATAGGTAGTTTATCAAAATGTAAAATTCAACAATATAATTCCCTTTTTTACAGTACACAACCAATTTATTATTGTATTAAAGAACCGACTACAATCGATACCGCACTAACTACTCAAAATACTGAATGTTTCATACACGACAAAAAGATTTTTTCCAAAGTAAACTCTATTGAACGTTCTACATATGATGGTACTCTTTATGACTTACAAATGCCTACTGTACATAATTATATGATTCATAACGGCGTTGTTCATAATGGCGGCGGAAAGCGTAATGGTTCATTTGCCATTTATTTGGAACCTTGGCACTCTGATATCGAAATATTTTTACAAATGCGGAAAAATCACGGCGATGAAGAATTAAAGGCTAGGGACCTTTTTTATGCACTATGGACACCTGACCTATTCATGCAACGAGTAAAGGCGAGTGCAAACTGGACTCTATTCTGTCCGTCTGAATGTCCTGGTTTATCAGATGTGTACGGTAAAGAATTCGAGACATTGTACACCAAATATGAGAATGAAGGCAAAGGAAGAAAGACAATGCCTGCACGTGATTTGTGGTTTCAAATACTAGATGCACAAATGGAAACTGGTACACCTTATTTACTGTACAAAGATGCCGCTAATGAAAAATCCAATCAAAAGAATCTTGGTACAATCAAATCGTCCAATTTATGTGTTGCCCCTGAGACACTTGTACTTACAGATGTTGGTCAGTTCCCAATTTGCAGTCTATGGGCTGGGAATTATCCTGAATGTGAACAAGAAAAACGACAGTACACTAATGTATGGAACGGTGAGACATTCAGTCGAGTAGAAGTAAAGAAAACTGCAACTTGTAATACCGAATTTGTAAAAGTACGTACCAATGACGGAGAATGTCTCACTTGTACACCTTATCATAAATTTTATATTGTACAGAATGGTGAGACAAAAGAAGTACAAGCATCTGATTTACAATCTGGTATGACTTTGGAAACGTGTTTTTATCCAGTAATCGACTCCAGTAATAATGACGACTGTGAACACATTTCAAAACGACACGATGCAGAACACCTCGGCTGTATGTCTGGAATGAAAAATATGGCTCTTAATGGACACAATTTAGTTACCGACCCACCTATATTTGTCCCTATAAATCATTCTCTTAAAACGAAACTAGACTGGTTCGCAGGATTCATTGAACCATTTTTATCTGATATTGAATTCGAGTACGAAGACCTTGTAGAAGTACCAAGTAGGTCAATCGTTTTTTTACAGGATATCAAACATATGCTTCAAACATGTGGAGTTAATGTTATCGTAAATATCCTACAAAAAGAAGACCACCCCGATTTATGCAGTATGCACATTCGAGTCGGTCAGATTAAACAACTAATGCAACGAGGAATGGAGTTCAAGATTCCATATATAAAAACAACTGCACTTACTGTAAAAGAATTCGAATATACGCCTACTGTACAAATAGTGGATGTCGAGACAATCGAACGCATCGATGATACATATTGTTTTACAGAACCACTTAAACACGCAGGTATTTTTAATGGTATTCGTACAGGACAATGTACCGAAATAATCGAATACTCTGATGACAAAGAAACTGCTGTATGTAACTTAGCCAGTATTGCACTACCTGCATTCATCCGTAAACCGAATACACCAGAAGAAGAATCACGAACTGAAAATGGTCTCATTTTCGACTACGAAATGCTACACGAAGTAACTAAAGTTGTTACTGGAAATCTCAATCGAATCATCGATGTAAATTATTATCCTACTGAAAAAACTCGAGTGAGTAATATGAGACATCGACCAATCGGTATTGGGATTCAAGGATTAGCCGATGTATTTTTACAGTTAGGATGGACATTCTCTTCAGCAAAATCGAGACAACTCAATAAACAAGTTTTTGAAACCATTTATCACGCTTCTCTAGAACGCTCCTGTGAACTCGCAGAAATAGAAGGACCATACGAAACGTTTCAAGGTTCGCCTGCTAGTAAAGGTATTTTACAATTTGATATGTGGGATATTACTCCAGATTCTAATATGTACGATTGGGACGCATTAAGACGTAAAGTTCGAGACAAAGGTATGCGAAATTCCCTACTACTCGCTCCTATGCCCACTGCATCCACCTCACAAATTTTAGGATATAATGAATGCATGGAACCTATCACCAGTAATATTTACAGTAGAAGAACACTCGCTGGTGAATTCATTTTAGTAAATAAATATTTAATGCACGAAATGTTACAATTGGGATTATGGAATGAGACATTAAAGAATCATATGGTTGCAAACAATGGTAGTATACAGAATATCGAATACATACCACAAGAAGTACGAGAAAAGTATAAAACTGTTTGGGAAATCCCAATGAAAGATTTAATCGATATGTCCGCTGACCGTGGTGCCTATATTTGTCAATCACAGAGTCTCAATCTATGGTTAGAAGACCCTGATTATAAAACAATGACATCGATGCACTTTTACAGTTGGTCAAAAGGATTGAAAACAGGTATATATTATTTAAGACGTCGACCGAGACATCAAGCACAACAATTCACAATTGAACCCGAAAAACAAGGAATCAGACAAGAAGAAGAAATATGTGAAATGTGCTCCGCATAAATCGATATTGTACAGTATGAATTATTTTACTGTACAATAAATTCAAGAAGACAGATTCAAATCTTCACTGGTATAATTAGGGTTCATATACATTGTAAGTATTGAATAGAAAGTCCGCACCAGGTAATGTTATATTGTAATTTCCTTTTTTATTACCCTTGACATTGTGATGCGCAACGTGATTTCGTATCAACCATCTAAGAAATGATGACCGTTCTACCAAATATTTTGTTGATTTGTTACACAAAGAAAAATATCCCATTTTTTGTCCGTCTCTACCGTGTAGAAAAGTATGAATACTATTCCAAGTAAGCAAAATATATGTTCCAAATAATACTTGAATGCCTATCAAAACTTTTAAATTTAACTTCACTGGATAATATCTGTAAAATCCTAATACTATCAATACAGAAACTATGAATACCGCACTATTCTCTATTCCAGAATCCAATACTAAATTCTCTGAAGGCAAAATCTGGTCATAATCGTCTCCATTAGTATCTAAAGTCATATCTTTCCTCGTATTCTTGTGATGAATCAAATGCGATTTACCTATGGATGAAAAGTTAGTATGCATCAAGAATCGGTGAATTAGATATTCACAAATAGATAAAATAACATATGTTGCAACGAAATAAATTATATAATGCTTCACACTTTTACAAAATAGTGGCGATTTCATATTTTGTATATACTGTATATAGATAATTCAATGAAATTTCCAAAATATTTACAAGGCTACTTCATTATATTTTTGTTTACAATCGTTTACTCATTGTTGAGCATTTTTTACGAATTGAATTATGAGTCTGAAGAACGGCCCTTGAAAGAAGAAAATCTATTCCAAATGATGTTTTTACGGTTTATTCATTCTTTTGTGGTTGTCTACATTTACATCTTCGTTTTTGTTTTTTACCGTTCGGAAAACATTCATTACATTATTTACTTATCTGTATTGATACTTATTGTACTTCATTGGATATTATTCGATTGCTGCCTGCTAACTTATTTAGAATGGTGTGTATATGAGATTGATATAGATACTGCACCAAATACGAATAATCCTGTACATAATATTACAAACGCATTCCGAGAGAAAACTGGGTTTAAAACACGTTCTGATTTAGCATTGTTTGCTTTTATAGTATATGCTTTATATAGAGTAAAAGTTCCTTTGTACGTAAAATGTATATATTTTATCGTTTTCTCATATTTTGTACTGATTATACCATTTAATAGACCATTCAAACCCATAACAATCGAAAATGTTGTGTCTCGAGTTCAAGAACATTTCTCTTTACAGAATTTTAAAAACAAAGTGTTGTCACTTGAGTTCATTGGGAATTTGAAAGACAAAAATGTAGTAGAAGGATTTATATAAACACAATATCTGTACAGTTTATTATTATCATGTCAGAAAATACAGATAATTCATACGACCATATCATACCTTTGCCACCTTCTATTTACTTTGGTGGGGCTTCTTGTGCTGTACCATATCACATTGGTGTAGTTAAAGCTATGAAAGAAATATGGTCTGACGATTTTCATAAAGATATTATCGTTTGTGGCGACAGTATAGGTTCTATTGTGGCACTCCAAATATGCTTAGGATTCACTGTAGAAGAAATCGAGACGGTCTTTCGCGAAATTGGAAAAAATATGATTGACAATGATTTGTTTACAGTAGGACACAACTATTATCTAGATGCATATGTTGAAAAATTATTACAACAGAGACCCAATGTTTACAAAGAAATAGAAGGCAAGTTTATGTGCGGTCGCACCAAACATTTTGCTCAGTATGAAGTATCGAAAGAATGGGTTAATAATGCAGACCTTGCCAAAACTTTGAAAGCCAGTTATAACATTCCTTTATACTGTACTATGTGTGAACCCGTAGAAGGGGAACAATACGTAGATGGTGCTTTTGGTATGGATGCCGAATTATTACCTCACGGTGACGGCACATTATTTGTTGGATTGAATAAAAGTACAGCTGACATCAATGCAAATATCAGTAATTTTGATTGTCTCATTCCTGATATAGGAGAAAAGTACGACCGTTTATTCAAATTGGGGTATGATGCCATGTACGATTGGGATGGGAAACTGAAAGATAAAATCGGAGTTCATATACCAAATTATGCAGCATTGGTGTTTTGTTGGTTCGGTAAAACTGTACAACAATGTATATATACTGTAAAAAATATATTTGTTGATGAAATGTTTGACTGTATTGATGATGCAGATTTTGATAATATATCTCAATCAGAAAATGAATCGGAAAAAGAAAAGTAAAACTTATATGAAATTTTTAGATGTACAGTATTATAATCTCTGAAAATGAATTATTTTTCTTGTTGTTTCAAAGTTAACAAAAAAAAAGTGCGGATTGAAGCTATACAGCATGTCGCTCATATAACTACAAACGCACAACGATATGGTATTACAATAGAAAGACTACAAGAACTGTACAAAATAAAGGATATAGACAAAATAGAACAATATTTTCAAAATGGAGGAAATCTATCCGATGATTCAATATTTACAATATAAGTGATTTTTTATTTATGATGATGACGGTACTACTTTCATTGCTGAAGTCAGTTTAGTAAGTTCTCCATACATCTGTATCATACTTCAGTTTCATAAAACACCTTAGACAAACCAGTACATCAATCATTGAATCGTGTAGCCCAGTCGGTTCTTGTTCCATCGGATAAAGGTGCTTGTGCAATTCCTCCAATTTCGGGAATTTGTAATTATCTTTTTTCCCGTTGAACTGTTTTCTTGGTGTTGGAAATGGTAGTTTGCATAATTCTATACTATGTTTCATTGTACAGTAAACTGTTTTCTGATTTACTGTACAGTAGTTCTCTGTAAGCATTTCTGTTGCAAATGGAAATTCTTTATCTATTTTTGATTTATTGCGTGCTGCCTCAATGCACACCATCTTAGAATCGTACTCGAAATTGTGCGCAACTATAATATTGCATCGACTGAAATCTGTAAGAAACTCTTCTAAAATATCCTCCATCAGTTTTCCTCTGTTACATTTCTCTCTCGAACAATGATTCAAATTTGCGATGAACTCTGTTATTTCTACTGTAGGTGCTACTTTTACATATGAATTGAATGTTTTTATTACTTTTTGTGATTTAATATCGAATATCGCGTAACTCAATTGGAGCACGTATGGACATTTGTCCAAGGCAACAATCGTTCTGGGCAATAATCCTGTTGTCTCGACATCGAATATAATTGCTAGTGGATTATCTGTTACAGATGTACTACCCATAAGGGATAAGGCATCAGTGTTATAGGTATTTTGGGTCATTTTCAGATTATAACAATATTGTAAATACAATAATACTTGTAGTGTAAAGAAATTACAAGTATTACTTAATCAATTTTTTCGTTAGTTCACTTTCTTCTCCTTCGGCTCTTCTTTGATTTGCTCTTCTTCTTGCGAGTCTTACGAGACTTACGTGCACCTTTCTTGGATGAACGTCTGCGTCTCTTACCTCCAGAAACTTCATCAGGACCAGATGTGAAAGGACCTTTTAAAGCATCAATAACGTTTGCAGCACCACCACTCATTTTTTATATACTTACTTGAGAAAATTATTTCAAAATCATTATTCCTAAAATCAAAGATATCGGAACGAATGAGGAAAGTCTATTTGAGAAAATGGAACGCATAATTTCTTGATATCACGGTCCTGTCGAGACACCCAGAATATATACTCGTTCTCCTTTTCTAAATCCTCAACATCTGCTATCTCGACCTCCATACAAATGCAAAATTCGATTCCTACTGTATCAAAATAAAAAGGGTCGCTAAATCGTTTGGGAATCAATGTATTGGCGTCTAATTGCACTAACATATGATAGTACTGTTTAGGCAATGTATGTTCTATACTAAAATGTACCAAACCTACTAAATATTCTGCATCATATGAGACAAAATTAGTGGAACCACGAACATTCTGTAATTGAAATATCGGGTTCTGTATCGTCTTCTCTGTGATAACTTTTAATGTATTATTACTTATTTCACCTACTGTATAAGGACTCCAACTGTACAATATACGTAATCTTTCTCCTTCTAATACTATTGGAATCCAATTCTTTTCTCGTACTGTATTTGTTGGTGGTTGAATGACTGATACATTCTTTAGTACAGGATTATTTGTCTCATAAATGTAATCACCCATCAGAACTCTACTTTTTCCTGGAATTCCACTGAAATTCACAGAAGTTCCTAAAAACCGTAGAACCCCATCCCAATAAAAAAGTCTAATATCTTCCATTCCTTGGAATATTTCTATTGTCTCATTTTCAATTAATTCATCTTCTACTACATCCTCTAAATTATGCAATTGAGACATCACATTTGAAGTTGGGAAAATACAACCACGATTCACCGTACAAGTAAATCCATTTGGATGATTTATTGTACAGTGTCCACTTGGTAAATAGTTGTAATTTACATATCGTACATTCACTGATGTGTTTGCTGGATTTGAGACAATCGATAGTGCAGAGGCATGATAATCTCCATTCTTTATGTCTGGTAAAACTATGTTGTGCACATTTGAGACAATGTCCATTGCACGTGAAGACCGTACATACATCGGGATATTTACTATTGTCTCATTATGGTCCGCTTCGTACCATATTGGTGACCATTCTGTATTTGATTCTAACCACGCCCAGAAATTAACATCCCAGACCATTGTACTTGTGTCACGTAAAAATGTATCGAAATGGATTTTGTACAGTGTCCATAAATTCTGAATACTCTCTTCTGTACCTAACAAGAATCCGCCACAAAACTTCCATAATACTTTCTCTATAAAATCATTTTGAGACAATGTATGTCTCAAACATCCTGGAATATATATTTCATTTACTGGAATAAGCGACTTTGCACATTCATGTTCTGTGGCTGGTAAACATTTCGGTGTCCATAACATTCTTGTACACCAATCTTCAATATTCCTGTACGGTATGGTGTTTCCTTCATTGAACATTTGAGACAAATTATGGTCTATCCAAGCAAAATAGGCAGTAGAGAAAACATTCATTTCTACCGCCTCATTTAAATACTCTATTTTTGAATGTAAATAACACATATAATCAAACGTGTCTTTAGGTTCACATAACTCACTCGGTAACTGAGTTGTCTCACATTTAATTGCTATCTTGTAAATCAAGGACGATTGGAAAAAATTAGTATCTAGTTTTGTTAAATATATCCATTTTTGCCAATTTTCTTCATTCTTGAATGAACGATTTAAAAATTGAACGAGACAAAAATGACACTCAGGACCCACAAAAATATGTATCGGGATTTCCAGCTTCAGAATCGGATAAAAACGCTTTAAACGAAGTTGCATAGTCGCATTTTCTAGCGGTGTACGGTAATAGTTCAAAAACGAAGACACGAGTGTTGTAGAGAACATAATTTTTTGTACCGTCGCTCTGTAAATAAGAAACCAAATTTTTTTTATATGCTTAATTCGATACTTTAGTATATATTTTTAACAAAATGGTTTTTACAGTAAATGATTACAATCAAATGCATCCACAAGAAATACCTCTTACAGCGAGACAATTTAAGTTAAAACAACAAAGAGAACGCGCACTTAATTATGCAATCGCTCATTATGGAGAAAACCAGGTACCTACGTACGAATACAACATGGACCAACGGCGACCGCATCCTGTACCAAGTTTATTACAGAACAATTGGGTTGGGCCTGAACGTACAATGAATTACGGCAGCAATTTACGCGCAGCATTATCTGGAAAACGAAGCGCAAGAGGCAAAAACACTAACCGCGTATTCTCAATTGGTAATCCATTTTTAGACTCTCAAATAGAGCAGTATTTAGGTGTACAGTATAGACCACCAACACCTACACCACCAACCGTACGTCGTAAAGGTACACGCTCTCTTTCAAATGGTAAGAAAAAAAAGTCTTCTAGTCGTAGAACACGTAAAGGAAAATCTACATAAAACATACGCACACAAATTCACATAAATAGAAAGAATCGAGACAATTCAAAAACAAAAAAATGTCAGCACCAACCACTTTTGTCTCAACGATATTCTCTCCAGAACAATATAACATACAGAAACTATTATTACAATTCGCTGAATCTGATATTCCCCTCGTATTATTTGTACCTAATTCTATCATCCATATTGTACAGAAATTCATTGAACAATATGAAAATACAGACCCCGATATCTTTCACGCAATACGAATTCGAGACAAAGATGCTTTGGAACCCTTCATTTGTCTCAATGACGAACAATCAGAATCTCTACAATTACCTCAATTTCACAATGCAGAAAAAGATACAATGACACATATGTGGAATATGCACAGTAAAATATATTATGTCCACTCTGTTGTACAGGATAATCCATTCAAAAGTCAATCATTCGCTTGGATCGACTTTGATATACAGAATATATTCTATGAATCAACTACCACTTGGTCTTATTTACGTACTCAATATGGCCTTTTTCCCGAAGAACGAAAACAATTATTTTTACCACAAGAACCCGTATATGGCCTAAATACCGCATTGGAAAATCATATCTGGATGCCTGGATGTTTGTCTCAACGAGACAAAGAAGACGTCGATACCACAAATTTCAAAAATCACGTTTGTTGGCGATTCTGTGGGTCTTTCTTCTTAGGAACATCGCACTCCATCAAAAAACTGTACACATTATATCGCGAATACTTCGTACAGTTCTTGTTGAAAGATAATGTTATGACATGGGAAGTCAACTTTTGGGCTTGGTTAGAAGCTACAACTGAATTATGGCGACCTAAATGGTACTCCGCAGACCACAATGACTCTCTCATACGCATACCTGACGTGTTTTCTTTTCACGTCGCAAAAGAAAGCCCTGAATCATTCTGTACATACACCTACGCATACCCAAATATGTCTCCTTTTCGTCCTGGAAGTGCATCCTTTGTAGAATACAATGGCGATTTTTGGCTAAATACTCGATATGTCAATTACTGGATATACCCCACTGGATACTACTGGTATCCTGATGATGAAAGCATCATACGCACCAAAAATGTATTGTCTCGATTAGTTTACAGTGCTTCTGACCTAAATAATCAAGATACACTTAGCGATTCCATTCTTATTCCCATTAATTTTCAAGAAATATACGAAAACCTGTCTCAACCTAAAACACAAAATGTATTTAGCGAAGGCATTGAAGACTTGAGATTATATGTTTCTACTTCAGGTGAACTTATGTGCATCGGCACCACCAGCTCTTACAGCCACGAACCAGACTGCCGTAGCCGAATGATTATTGGACAATACGACATATCACAACAATGCATACACAATTGTATTACAGTACGACCACCCGAAGAACGAGACACCTGGTGCGAAAAGAATTGGGCACCCATACCACTCTCCAATAATAAAGACGGATTCATCTATCAATGGTATCCACTCGAAATAGGCGAAATACGTGCGGATAATGATAACTCTTCTACAGTATCTACACTCGATATCGTACATCGATATGAAACGCCTAAACACGTTTTTCAAAAATTAAAAGGGTCCACGCCATTCATACCTTGGAAACATAACGGCTGGATAGGATTAGTACACGGAAACGAAGACACCGTGCCACGCCAATATTATCATCGACTGGTAATATTGGATAGAGAAACATATAATGTTGTACAGTATACAGAAGCATTCTGCTTCATCAAACCGAGCGTCGAATTCTGCATCGGAATGAAATACCGCGAAGAAACCGATATATGGGTATTCTGGATTTCTCAAATGGACCGAGAACCCACCATGATCGAAATACAAGGTTCATGGTTTTATGACAAATGGATTGAACATCACCCAGTTTAGACCTTTTTACGTCGATATCTTTTCGGAGTTTTACTTGGCTTCCGTCTTGCACGACGCTTTCGAGTACCACCCATTTTAACAACTGGTGCACCGCCCATTGTTTTAATAGAGTTATCGTATTTAAATAGAGAAAATTCTGTTTCACCATTTTTTTTGAACACAATGTAAGTATCATTTTTTATTTTTTTTACAGGTTCTTGTTTATATAGGTTGAATGTTTCAGTAGTAGTAGTAGTAGTAGTAGCACCAGGAGTAATGCACATATTTGTATCAGCGGTATAATATTCTGCACCACTAATACCTGTAACATCTCCTGTTTCGTTGATTGTGACTTTATCATTTACTTTAAAATTTTTCATATTTTGTAAAATATTAATGGCGAGTGTTGATTCTTCGTCTAGAGTTAAATCATCTTTTCCTACTTTTAAACTAATTTTTAAATTTTCTATGTTAGCAAATTCAGTCATTACTAAATACGTATATATTGTACAGTATATATTTATTTAGTTCCTAAAACCCGTATGTGTTCCAATTATTATTTACCAAAATTCATTTGAAAGCCTGCTTGCTTATCTGGAATAATTGCATCATAAGTAACCTTTCCTTCAACACTTTTTGATATTAAAAACGCGATTGCCGTCGAAATAAATGTTTTTCTGTCTGTTTTTGGTTCCCAATGAGTTCTATATTTGTCGACTTCAGAAATAAAACTACGAAATTTTGTTGGTTTATTTTCCTCAACTTTAAATTCATCTTTGTCTTTATCATTATCATCTTGACATACATAAACGTAGACTTTATCATTATCATGTTTTAGTTCTGAATTGTGTGCAAAATCAAGAATATCATCTTTATTGAATTCATAGTTACCTATCTTCGTATCGTCGTTATTAGTTGTTCTTGTTTGTACTGCTTCGCGATGCGCTGCCATAAGATTTATTATAGCTTCTTTATTAACGGCTTCACCATTAATTTTGAAGTTAATTTCTATTTTTGTTTTATCTCCATTCAAATAATATTCCTGAATCTTATCTTTAGTATTTTCAAAGTCGAATTCTGTAAATTGTTCTAATGCTGTTTTAAGTTTATCCTGGACCATATCATAATTGTTTATATTTACTTCATGTTTTGCATTATTATTAAATGACTTTCCAAGAATGTTATTATTTTTTATATAACTTTCAAAATGTGTATTAAAACTTGCGTTTGATGCATCTACGCTTTTTTCACATAATTTTTCCTTTTCAGAAAATTTATATTTAATTGACTGGTTGTTTCCACTAAACTTTTTCAGAAATTCCTGTGTTTCTTCAGGAATATAAACATTTTTTATTTCCTTATGTGTATCTTTATGATGTTGTGGTTCTTTACATAATATAATAATCGATTTAACTATTTCTAGTGCTGCTTTTTCTACATCATTACCATCCTTATTATTAAACTTCATTTCATCTAGCTTTGTATAATAAGCTAACCGCTTTTTGTATATATCAACTTTTTTGAATTGTATAGAGTTGCTGCCATTTTTATCTGTATTCAGTAGTTTTTTACGGGCGTTTTCATAAATTTCTGTGTAATTATTTATTTCGGGTGCATTATTTTCATAATGAATGTGAATGATAAATTTCATTATTTATATTTTATATAACTTACAGATAAATATTATTTTATTATATACTAATATTATATTATTTAATAAATAGTATCAGGAATGTCAGACCAAATGTCAGAAGGAACGTCAGATATGTCATCATTTAGTCCTGCACGTCACTCAGTTGATGTTACTGAAATTATTTTAAATTTATCTCCAAATAATGATAATGGCAGTGAAACTTATAGTAATAATGGGACTAATAGTGATAATGATAATACTAGTCAAAATATTAGTGATAATGATATTACAAGTAACTTTAGTTATAGTGATACCAATAAAGTACTACAACAAGTAGATAGAGGGTACAACAGTTTTAAAAATGAATTAAAGAATATGTCCAAAACTCCAGACGATTCTAATATAGTATTAACTTATTTCAATGTCTTGTTATGGGATCTTCTCAAATATAGAGAACATAGAGAAAGCTTAGACAATACACAAAACAAACAAAACAAACAAAACACACTAAGTATGTATGTATCTTGTCATAGTTTTACAAATAAACAAAGAGATAACTTAATAGATAGAATAAGTCCTTTGAACTTTAAATTACAGAAAATATACAAAAATTATAATAATAATGTTGAAGAGAGTGATAGTGATAGTGATAGTAGTAGTAATAGTGGTAGTAGTAATACTGACAGTAAACAATTATTGGAATTGGAAGTAGTAGGTGAACAAAAGCTAAAACAATCGGAACAGGAAAACGAATATCAATTACTAAAACAATTACTAGAAGAATTACAGAAAATCAAACCAAAAATTATTTATTTCCAAGGAATAAATATAGGTGAATTCGAAGAACAGATAGAGAAATTAAAAAATTTAAATACAACAGCATTGGTAGATGTAGGTAAATTAACAGAACAGATAGATGATTTAAAAAAATTAAATACAATTAATGTTCAACACGTTCAAACAAAGTTATCAGAAGAGAATGAAGAAAAGTTAATAGGACTTTCTGAAGTATTAGATAAGTACATAGACGAACTAAGATTAGCTTTACAAACCCAAAAAGGTGTTGCTCAAGAAAACACAGTATTAGCTTTACAAAATGAGGTCACACATGTAACAGGTAAACTCAGTAAATTAATTGATACGGTTGATAAATTATCCAATAAAATAAATTCAAGTCCTGATGTACAAAAGCTAATAGAAGATTTGAAAAATGAATTAACACTTCCAAAACTGGCAGGATTATTAAAAGCACTTCCATCAGACACATCAAATAATAAAAGCTTTCAAATTTTAAATAATAATATCAAAGATATGATAAGGGAATTCGGCATCCTTCAAAAAAGTCATAGCAAATTAGAAGAATTGCTACTTGAAGAAAAGATTAAAACATTAAAGGAATTCAAAGAAAATCGCGAAAGATGGTTGGAATCTAAAAACGAAATAATAAAATTAAAAGATGAGTCATTAAACAATAGCGCCGTAGTTATTAAAGCTAAAGAAGAGAGAATAAAAGAATTAGAAGAAACTTTTCGTAATACACTTATAGAGGCAAAAAATAAAGCAGAGAGTAAAGCAGAAGAAATGCAAAAATTAGTGAATGATATTCTAATTTCTAACATAAAAATTCATGATGATCATCATATACCTGTATCGATAATACCAGTTATTGAAACGTTTCTAAAGTGGTTAAGTGATAAAAGCGACAAAACAATGAAAGAAATATTATCTCAAAAACAAGATGAATTAAACAACGATAAACAAAAACTAGCAAAGAGAAATGAGAAAGAACTAAAAGAATTAAATAGTGTGACAGAAGAACTAGAAAGTGTAGTTGATGACTTACAATCATCATTAGAATCACAACCAAACTCATTATTAAAACAACAATCAAACTCATCATCAGAACAACAATCAAACTCATCATCAGAACAACAATCAAACTCATCATCAGAACAACAATCAAACTCATCATCGGAACAACAATCAAACTCATCATCGGAACAACAATCAAACTCATCATCATTGACACGATCAAACTCATCAATTTCATTAAATGTAAGTGGTGATAGTTCTCAAGAGGTACCCGTAACAACAAACGATTATCGAGAACTTATAAAACATGCAGAGAAACTAGCTCCCATTCTTGTTACGAAAGATAATAATGGTAAGCGTATTATTGACGTTATTGTACCTGGAACAAGTGGCAACAAAAATGAAGTAGTAAATAAGTTGAGGAGCCTCGACATAAAAAGTATGGAAGAAGGAGAAAACAAAGACGATGACGATGATGATACCGAACTCGACCAAGACAAATTTGACGCCGAAGAAGATAAACAAGCTGAAATAGAAAAAGCAACAAATAAGAAAAAAGAAGAAAAAGAAGAAAAAGAAAAACAACAAGAGGAAGACAAAGAAACCGAAAGAAAAGATGCAGTAACAAAAACAGAGATTGATGCAGAAATTAAAAAGGAAGACGAAACTAAGAATCAAACATCCAATGGTGCAGTAAAAGATTTAATTTCAGATGAATTACATTCGATTAAACTTACAAAAGAAGCTATAGGAGATGGCTTAAAAACGAAAAGAACAGTAGCAGTAGATGGTACAGTTGTAGAGGGAAAACATGTATCATTAACCAAGCCTCAAATGAAGGAAATACGAAACAAAATAAAAGAGAAAATTAGTAAATCAGATATAAGTGCAGAAGACATAAAGAAAGACCCTGAACGCGTGAAACGCATTTTAAAAGAATCATTTACAGTAACAGACTTAGCAAGCATTAACAGTTTAAAAGATATCGATATACCTGAAACGTTAGTAACAAACCTTATTGACCAAACAACAGATATTGCAAAGACTGTACAAAAAGAGAAATTCGACGACACAATCCGTAGAATCAATAAAGGAATTATTGGCAAATCGTTTTTAAATCATGGAAAAGGTAACCACGACGATTCATTGAAGGACTTGTATTCGCTTCTTGGCTTCCGAAACAAAGGTGCTCCCAAATTCTTGAAAGACGATATGGAATTTCTAGATATTATGATGGAAGTCAATATACACCGTAATATGATAAGCAAAGAATTCCGTAGATTACAAGGTTATATGACAGGTTATGTACAGTCAAAGAATAAAGAACGTGGTAACGATGGAAGTCATGATTTAAAAAGTACAATAATAAACAAAGCAAAGCAAATACTACGAAAAAAGATAAATGAGAAAAAAAATTCAGGCAAAGTTGAACCAAAAGACTCATTGAAAAACTCACTTGAATATTTACAGAAATTGTCCGAGAATCTTGAATTGTATTCACTACGATTACGATTGTTAACTGTAAAAAAAATGGTGCAAACAAAGAAAGTAAAAAACATTGAATTATCAGATGTACTGTCCACCGAGAGAGATATTGTCTCGATTATAAAAATAAACAATGCAAAAAAGTCCCTTTCGGGTACCCCTTGGTTAGTCGCCTCTGTTTCTCGTAGAAGAAAGAAGAAACCTATTATACTCACTTACATCGGGCCCTCCCCTACAAAAAAGGCATTTCTGAAAAACCTGTCCACATCCACAAAAGGAGGTGCAAACCCAAAAACAGGACCTACTATTGATAGTTGTTATGAATCAGTTTTACAGTATGAAAAAAAGATAAGTAAAATCAAATATTTCAATGAAAACTCTATCCGTAACCAGAAATTCGACCTCAATAATTATGACCCCACCAAAGACGACTTGACAGGTATCATTGAAAATAAATCGAGAAAAGAACAATCAATCAAAGATTTTGGTACAGTAAAAAAAAAACTACAAGATTTCAAGAAGGGTTTCTTATCAAAACTAAAACCTGGTGATATTCCTAGTATGACTAATCCTAAAAACCAAATCGTTGAATGGTTTGAGGGAGTGAAGGATGACACTGTAAACCAATTCGAAGTCGACACAGTTGTTCCTTTTATCATCTATTATTACTTGTACAGTGGAGAACAACATATGCGTACAATGCAGCAAATATTGATTGTACAGGATAAATTGGACTGGAAAAAAGGAGAAGAAGAGATCGAAAAGAAAAAGAAGGCGTTTATCGATTTACTTCAAAAGAAAGCGAAAGACGTTATTATGGAACATATACAGGAAAGACGGGATGAAATGATTAGCTTGGGCGATTTACAAGACTTTGAGATTTTACAAAAGAGTCGTGTAATAATGAATATATTATCGGACGAAACAAAAACTGAAAAAGTACGACTGAAAATGGCAAATATGTTGGAAAGTATTGTTACAAACTCATTACTTGATTCCAAAGATATATTGATTCATAATGAACAAAATCCAATGATTCAAGTATTGCACGATTTATTTACAGGAGAGACAAATAAAGAAATGAAAAAAGCCATTCTAAAAATTGTTGCTGGGTTTTTATGTCATACAAAAGAAGTGTATGACCAGATTGTTGGAAAAGAAATAAGGTCACACGAAAAACAGTCAAAGTTAGTTAAAATGTGCTTATATATTTTGAAAGATTTAGATGATACAGTTGATAAAACAAAAAAAACATATGCTAAAAATATGCTTGTTTATTACTATGAAAAAATAACGAAGAATAACTATATTAGTAATGAATTTAACAAACAAGAAACTGTAATAAAAACCGTACAAACTATCAGTACTGAAATCGGTTATAACGAGCAGTTAGACTTACGAGATGATACATTTAGAGCTAATTGTAAATCTGAATTTAATAAAGTATTCTTGAAACAGTTTATTACTGAAAAAGCAAAAGAACGAATCACGCCATATCTAGGAAAAGGAAATAAATCTTTACAAAGGAGATTCGAATCCAGATTATTATATCAGTTTATAGGAATAATTTCAAAGAATGATAAAATTATGAGATTAGCAAAGATATTAAAAATGGGCACAATAATCAATTTTAATCCAACCAAATCCCTAGGTATGATGTCAGGAGGTGGTAGTGAGAAGTTCACTGATATACACTTATTGATCTTGCGTACATACGCTGTAAATGGTATATTAAAGATACTAGAAAACTCTGGAAATGATAATACTATTCGTAAAAAAATTATTGATACAGTAAAACATAGAAATCTAAAATCATTAAATCCAACCGTTGGTAGACATAATTTACGACTTCTGCATTTTCTATGTGCAATTGTAGCGGATGGATATTCTAAGGGATTTAAACTAATGGGAATTAATACAGCTGATGAGACAACAGTCGCACCAGACACACATTTAAAGCAAAAGCTAAAAGAAGAAATCAAAAAGCAATCAGAAAAAGTTTTAAGAAACTTGGTAAAAAGTACAGAAATGAAACAATATATGGTAACAGTATATTCAAAAATTGAATCTATTGGAACTCTTCATACTATTGAAGGACCTTATAGTACAATCAAAAGACATAATCGTGTCATTAGAATAGCATTTGAAGAAGTGAACGCAGAATTAGGTAAAAAAATGAAAGAAGCGAATGAATGGGATTTTACTGCCAAAGAGTTAAAAGAAAAGTTAAAGTTAAAAGAAATGCAAGTTAATGCCACACAATTAAAAGAAGCGGGATTTAGTGCCACAGATTTAAAAGAAGCGGGATTTAGTGCCACAGATTTAAAAGAAGCGGGATTTACTGCCACACAATTAAAAGAAGCGGAATTTACTGCCAAAGAATTAACACAAGCGCTTTTTAAACTCTCAGAATTAAAAACAGTGCATTTTACTGCCGAACAATTAAAAAGTGCGGGATTTAGTGCCACAGATTTAAAAGAAGCGGAATTTACTGCCACACAATTAAAAGAAGCGGAATTTACTGCCAAAGAATTAACACAAGCGCATTTTAAACTCTCAGAATTAAAAACAGCGCATTTTACTGCCTCACAATTAAAAAGTGCGGGATTTAAGGCCTCACAATTAAAAAGTGCGGGATTTAGGGCCAAAGAATTAAAAACAGCGGGATTTAGGGTCATAGAATTAAAAACAGCGAGATTTAATGCCACAGATTTAAAAGAAGCGGGATTTAATGCCAGAAATTTAAGATTAGTGAGATTTAGTATTGAAGAATTAAAAGCTGCGGGATTTAATATGTTAGATTTAAAAATTGCGGGATTTAATGCCTCACAATTACAAAATGCGGGATTTAGTCTTAGTGATGTGGTTGATGCGGCGAAGCCCCAAACTAAACTATCCTCCAGAATAGAAGATTTAAGGCTGAATTCAAAAGCAAATCCCAAATTCTCTAACTCAATATAAACTGTCGTAATGAATTCCAATCCAATGGTTCTCCAGGTGCTGGAATTTCTTCGCTATTTTCATCTATAGGTGCTGTACTACCTACAAATTTATCATCATCTATACGGA